TGCATAATAAGCTTCTGGATCTGATAACATTTGTCTCATTCTAGCTTTAGCTTTATTAATTGAGTCTTGATCTTCTTGAGTAGATATATCGAAAGTTTCTAAAAACTCTTTTTGATCTGCTTCAGTCTTTTTCTTAAGATCAGCAATTTGCTTTTCTATTGCAGCAGGATCTGCACCAAGCTGCATAGCTTTTTTCCTTTGCTCTAACAAACGCTCCATTTGATCTTCAGTTTCCATGTTCTGAGCGTATATTTCTTCTATTTTGTTAGGAAGATTATCATCATCTTTAACATAGTCAATAGCCTTAAGCACACCACCGACTAAAAACATACCTAAACCTGCTGCAGCTCTAACAAGAAGACCGCCCGGTATAAACAGAGAAGCTATAGTTGCTGCAGTAGCAAGTCCACCGACTTTATAACTTGTGGGTATTTCAGTATTAGCAATATCTTCACCTGTCATATCCGAGCTGCGCATGAAGTTCATAATAGGATCTATTGCAGCATATAAACCAGTAAATACTAAACCAGCTATACCGCCTTTAAGTAATTTAGGATTTATTTTAGCTGCTTTCATTCCATCGCCAACGTCAGCTGTTCCTGGCGTTACTAGTTTTAGCATTGATTTAAACGTTAGATATTGTGCAGCACCACTGACTACTGCTCCTCCGACAGCCGGTACGGCCTTGGCGGCCACATAACCAGCACCTAGCATGCCGACAGGTGAAGCAAGAGCTTTAACATTTTCTACTAACCCATCCCAGTCGCCTGTTGTTAATTTACCTAGAGCTGTGCCTGCTCTAGAAAAAGCATCAAACAAATCTGGCATTTTAACATCTTTACCAAAGAATTTGGGTGCTAAAGCTTCAACAGCACCAGCTAATACTTGATATCCTATCGCACCAACAATACCAAAGAATAAAGTTTTCTTTATAACATTAAATGCGCTTGATAAAGTACTAGCAAATATTCCGTCTTTGCCGAATACTTTAAAGTCTTTCTGGTCTCTTTCTTTAGCAAGTTTTAAGTCTTGTGCTAATTTTTGAGAATCAAGCTTTTGCTGAGATTTAATATTTTCTTTTTCAGCTTTTTCAAAGTCTTTACGCTCTTTATCATCTAAGAGCTCTATCTTAGCTTCTCTTTCGTCTCGTAGTTCTTCGAGCTTTGTTTGACCTTGAAGAGTACCAGTAATACCTTGCATACTTGAAGAAAGAGCCTTGAAAGTATCATGGAACTTATTCAGCTCTACTTTTACAGACTTAATAGAATTAGTGCCTGTATTTCTCAATAACAGACCTTCGTTAGTAAGCTTTTCTACTATTGCCTTTGTATCTGGTGTCATTTAAATTATCCTGTCTGTGCTGCTCTGGCTTTCTCGTTCTGTTCTTTAATGTGGTCAACTAACATCTGAAAATATAAATCCCTCTCGTAAGGTATTAGATTCTCTATTTCGCTTATACTATATTTATGGTGCTGTGCCATACTGAATATCATTTCGTAATAATTACTCAAACTGATATGACTCAGCACTAGGTAAAAAAAGTTTGCATTCCCTCCACTACGAAGGTCTTCTCTGTGCCAGCTGAATTAGTATAAGCTACTTCGTGCCTTAGTTTCGGCATTGTTTCAAAGAACTTAGTAATATCTTTAACTGATTTAGCAGTTAAGCTATCCATAAATCCGTCAATTTCTTCTCTAGAGTAGTCTTTAAAGTAGTGTACCTCGTCCTCAGATGCGACGTAGTCAATACAAGACGTTAGTAATATATAATCTGTTAATGGATCTTCTTGGTCGAGTGTGGTCAACTGTGCAAACTCATCAATCGTAGGATATCTCAAAAACAATCTATACTCTTCATTAATGATTATTTCCTTACTGTGATCTGGATTATTAACAATCTTTACTTCGTCAATATCAATTTCTAAATCTATACGCTCATCTGTTTCTTCATCGCGCACAGAAAAATTAATTAAGTTGTTAACGCTTCGGGCTCTTAAGTATAGTATTACATACTCAAGATCAAACATCGCAAGATCACTTACTTCTTTTTCTATTAAACAATTATTAACAACTTGTTTTGCCGCTAATACTTGTGCAGTTGGATCATCACTTTCTTGTCCAACTAATAAAATCTTTTCTTCTTTAACCGAAAACGGTCTGTATTTAATTCGCTCACCAGAAGACGGTAGCGTCAGTTCCTGTATTGGAATATCAATTTTTGGTAATGCCATTATGTATTTCTCCTATTATATAATTTTGTGCGCGTTATGGTGACTTAATTTTGGCTGGTTTAGATTCTGAAGCACTTCCGACTGAGTCCCCAAAGAAAGCATCAATGTTGCTATATGAATTACGAACACGACTTAGTTTGTTAATTGCATCCTGGATGCTTGTTGGTTTACCGGAGCTTAATGTTGATTTAGTAACATCTACAAAGTTAGCTAAATCAGATAGAGTATCAAGTAATCCACCTTGTAATCTGTTTGATGGGTTGCCTTGGCGATCACCAGAGTAATGTATTCTGTCATAAGCAAAGGTCACATCTATAGTTAAAAATTGGTCGTTCAGCGCCCAGTCCATTCCCATGTCTGAAACTTGATACGGCCAAGCGTTATCTAATACAACTTCATAGTACTTATCGTTTTTACCGAAGCTTTCAGTAGAGTAATGTTTAATAGACATTCTACATCCATATTCGTCTTTATAACCAAGTTCGTATGGTAACATACCAATTCCACCGTCTTCAAAGTCTGCAACTGCTCCATAAGCACCAGCCTTAGTACTATAATTCATTACTCTTTGAATCCAATTATGGAAGAACGAAAGCATTTCGTGATTACTATCAATCATAAAGGTTGCATTTATAGGTGCACTAGTCATACTAAGCGGGAATGTTGTTGGTAGTTGTGCAACGTTTGTCATTGAACTTGTTTCAACACCAATGCCTGGAAAGTTAACTCTATTACAGAAAAACGAAAATTCACTAGAAGGATCGATAGCAGAATTGGTTTCTTTATATTTAGCTATAGTTACTTCAAATAGATTAGCCTTGGCAGGACCACCATACTTATCCATCGTTGATTTAAATTTGCTAATACTAAATGACATGTTTTATCCCTGTATCGTTTTTCTTGAGTCAGCATAAACTTTCTGTTTATTAGCTCCCTCAAACCTGGCCAACGGTAAGAATAACGCGATATCCCATTCTGTTGGATTAATATAAACAAACTTTGATTGCATCTGTTTATTTAAATACATTTTTAATGCTGGCTTAAAGAAACGAAATCTTGCAGCACTCTGCAATAATTCATAACTAACTTTTAATTTTGTTGTCTCATCAAATGTTTTATTAGATGTGACTGTATATAATGCGTCCATTAATTGGCCGCGCATCAATGGTGGTAAATAGTGAAAGTTAATTCCTAGAAAACCACCCTTAACCTTATTTATTGGGAAAATCAGCGGGAATCTATCATAATATGGTAATGTAGCTTTATGCTTAGGATTGTACGCAAATGTGTACATATCACCAGGTTCCATATTACTAACTAATCGGCCGCGTTCCTTTGAAGCTGAACTAATCACTGCAGAACCAGAAACACCAGAAGATCCAGTACCGGTTTTAGTTACTGCCTTTGCAGCATTACGATACCACGATCTAGCTGTTGCAGAACGAGCTGGTACTTCTCCTGATCTAATACCTCGTGCAAGTATATCAGTAAAGACTGCTACACCTTTAGCTTTGCCTTTAGCAACTCTGTCAGCTTCTTCAAAAAGATTTTGATATTCAATTGCCATTTATTTACCTGCTATTCCATCTTTTTCTGTCATTATAACGAAGCTCCAACCACGGTCAGCACAGTACGATCGAGCTGCTTTCCATTTAGCACTGTTAATACCATAATTCTTAACCTCGTTTAGATATCTTCTTGATACCCTACCTGTTGGTGTTTTATTCTTATTGGACGGATTAGGTGGTAAAGTCTGCCCATACGGTTTAATTTCTATCATGATTGTTTGTGTTTTACCATGCCCATCATGTTTATGGACAACCACATCTGGGAAGTATCTATGCATCCTTCCATCTATTGGTGACCTATATGGAACAATTACTTCTTCAGATTGCCACCATATTACATCTTTATGCTTATCTAACCAAGAAAAAACGTTTCTTTCCCACCAAGACCGATAAATAATCCTAGTAGGATCACCTTTATATTTCTGCGGGCGGCTTGGTTTAAACTTACCTTTATATGCCATAACTAATTTGTCAATCCTGTATAAATAATCTATAATGTCCAATTACTATTTATTACAACGAGATAACTATGGCTGGAAGTAACTATGAGTTCTAGACCTGAAATAATTAAAAGAAACCGAACTACCGGTAAAGTAGGTAGTGGGAAATATCTTTCTTTCCCGACTAAGCCTATGCCTCACGGTCTATTACTACAATTTACCGACTACGACTATAATACTTACATTGCTAGTATTAAACAAGAAAAACAGAACGGTAAAGATACTTTTGTAGAAAGTGGTAATTTAGGTTTTGTCCCTGCCAATACTGAGAAATCTGTAGCAGAAATTAAAGAAAATTCAGCTATTGAATTACCGTTTCCAAGATCACTCCAAGATTCTCAAGGTATTAGAGTACAAAGTTTTGAAAGAGATTTTTTATATGAACGTGTAGCGTCTGGTTTATCCAGTTTAGCAGGAGATTCTAGCTCAGCCTTTTTGGGAAATATGCAGGAGGCAATTGGAGGTGCTTTAGATTCAGTTAAAACTGGTACTAAAGACTTCTTTAATGATCCAATGGCTGCAATTACTGCAGGCCTTGAACAGATGGGTGGTATCGAAGCTAATAAAGCAACAGCGATCGCTAGTTACTTAGGACGTAATATTATTGGTGGTGATTTATCTAGAACACTTGGCGTAATAAATCAAAGAGTAGTTAATCCACAAGAGACATTAAGTTTTACCGGTGTAGATTTAAAGAACTACACATTCAGTTGGGATTTATTTCCTTCTAATAAAGCTGACACAGAACAAATACGAAAAATCGTTCAATTCTTAAAGAATAAGTCATTACCCGAAACAGAAGGAGTTGAAAATGTTCCGTCTCTAAGTAGAGCATTCTTACAATATCCTAGTATTGTTACTCTAAACTTATTAGGTGTACAAGAGTCACACTTCCAACGGTTTAAAAGATGTATGATTAGTAATGTTACTGTTGATTACGGTGCAGGTGGTGGGATGCCACAAATTATTAAAGGTGGTGTTCCTGCTGCAGTTACATTAAGCATATCATTCAGCGAAGTACAAATACATACTCGCGAAGATTATCCAATAGACGGAGGAACACAGACATAATGAAATATTTTGAAAACTTCCCAATTATAGAATACGAAGGGCGTAGAGTAAGAGATATATCTCGCAGAGCTAATTTCGTTACAGCATTGAGTAATAATCCATATATCTATTATCCCTATACAGTTTCAGAAGGTGAACGAGCAGAAACAGTAGCTCAATTCTATTATGGGTCAGTCGATTATGTCTGGCTCGTTTATATGGCAAACAAAATAGTTGATCCATACCACGAATGGCCAATGGATCCACAAACATTCAACGATTATATAGTTGAAAAATATACAGACGAATCTGGTGAAGTTGGAGAAGACGTAATTGATTGGACAAGAGATACAACCAATGACGATAACATCATTTTCTATGTGAAAAAGGTATAACAAATGGCAGCAGTAGACGAAATTCTTTTAGCGCCCGAGTCGTTTCGTACAATCTATCTTCGTAGAGAAGACAGAGTTATTATGAGAACTGAGCTAGGGCAGAAAATTATTATTAAACGAATCATTCCTGCAGAATGGGAACCATACCGTATTTACGAGTACGAAGAAACACTAAACAATAATAAGAAAGAAATATACTTATTTGATAAAGACTTCCTACCGCAGATTACAAAAGAATTCTTTAATTCGGTTAGTGAATAAAATATATGGCTAATGAAGCTTTTAATCCATCACGATGCGAAATAAAAACCGCTACGTTGATACCATACGCTAGTGATAACCGTCGCGAGTATGACGTGTCGCTTATGATCGGTGGTTTCCGTATGAGCCACAGCATTACCCAACTTTCTTTAAATGGCAGTTTAGATATTTTAGATAATATTGGTCTATTGCAAAACGCTCCATTGCGTGGTGAAGAAGTATTAAAATTAACCATCTACTGCTATGACTTACAAACAGAAGTTAGCTTAGAATGCCAAGTTCATAAAATTGATAGTATCGAACCAACTCCTGATACAAAGGGTGTTAGTTACACACTACATTGGATATCAAAAGCAAGTTATGAAGCAGGCAAGAGAAGCGTTATTAGATCATACGCTAATAAAAAAGCTTCAACAATAGTACAGAACATTTTTAATGACTATTACGGCCCTGATAAAAATTTAAATAGGGGACAGTTTTCACCGCAGGTATATTATAATATTACACCAGGTAATGCATCAGAAGGCGAAGTATTACCTGAAAATACAAAAGTTTTTAATTTAAACTCAGACAAAGGTCGTAAAGTTTATATCGAAGAGTCAGATAATAACATGACTGTTACTATACCTGATTATATGCCAACAGAAGCAATTGCCTTTGTTGCTCGTAGAGCGTTTGGATCTAGTAGATCTAAATCATCTTTATTTAGATTCTTTGAAACATACAAAGGATTTTATTTTGTAAGTGATGAATGGTTATATGCTTATGGCCGTGCTAATAGACCAAAGACATTAACCTATAATCCTTTTGTTGAAAAGGACGGTGCAGCACCTAGAGAACAAATAGAAACATTAAGCAATTTTACGCAAGGTGTGCGAGTTAATGTTGGAGCAGAATTATCCGGTGGTGCTTATTCAAATACTGTAATGGAAGTTGATATCTTAAAAAGAACAGCAAAGAGATTTGATTACCATTATAAAGATTACTACAAAGAATTTACAGATGTTGGTGGCAAGACTGCGTCGTTAGGAACAGATATTCATACAGAAAAATTTATGACTGACACATTTACAAAAGAAAATGCAAAGCAGTGGATGATTATTAGAGAATATACTGATAGAAATTTAGTAGGAGCATTTAGACCTGAAACTAATTTTAGGGATTTAGCAGCTAAAAGAAACATGTTTGCTTTCCACGCAGCTGCAACACAAGTAAGTGCTATAACTACAGGACGCTTAGATCTTCAAGCTGGTGATATTGTTAAATTGAATGTTAGAGAAATGACAGCTGGTAATCAATCACAAAATAATAAACAATTAAGTGGAAGGTATTTAATAATAGCAATTGAAAATAATATTGGTGATGGGGAATTACAAACTGCAATGTCCTTATATAAATTTGGGTGGAGTGATGCAGCGAGTGATGCCAAGGGAGGAGTATAGTAATGAGTAGAGGAATGGGAATATCAAATCCGATGTGGTTTGTTGGTGTGGTTGAAGATAATGATGATCCAACAAATCAAGGCCGTGTTAAAGTTCGCGCTTTTGGTGTACACGGTGAAAATACAAATCAAGAAATTCCTACTGGAGCATTACCTTGGGCTGTATGTGTAGCCGGTAATTACGATCCAAACAATCCACCCCCAAAATTAAATAGTTTTGTATTTGGTATGTTTTTAGATGGTGATGAAGCACAACATCCAATGATAATGGGTTTAATCCCAGCACAGTATACTGAAAAGCACGATCCAGACAAAGACAAATGGGGAGTTGTTCCTGGCGATGACGCGCCACTAAGAGCTCAAGGCTTAGATCCTGAATCTTTTGGTATGACACAAATGAGCCGATTAGCTAGATCAGAAGATCTTGACGCAACTTATTTAACACCTCAATTTTCAAACGCAATAGAAAAACAAAAGATTGCAGACTCAAAGTTAACGTGGGACGAACCACCACCTGCATATGGTGCAAAATATCCTCATAACCGTGTTATAGAAACAGCACGCCATAGTATAGAAATTGATGATACTCCTGGCGCAGAAAGAATTCATATACATCACATGTCTGGTTCTTATATTGAAATAGACGCTACTGGCTCAGTTAAAGAACGTGCCGATGGCGATCGCTACGAAGTTACTATAGGAACTAAACACGAGTCATCAGCTCATAATGTTATTACAATTAATGGTAATTCTCATGTTTATGTTAAGGGAAATAAAACAGAAGAAATCATGGGCGATTATAAACAAATCGTTCACGGTGAACATGAGTTATCTATAGGCGGTAGTTCGTTCTATAATGTTGGTAATCATTTCAATATGCGTGGTGCTAATATTAAGCTTGAAGGTAATGCTGATAGAGTTACAATATTTGGTAAAAACGAAGTTCAGATCGAAGCAGAAAAACAAATCAATTCAGTAGCTTTAAATATTAAAAGTACTGCTTTAAATACGTTTGACATATATTCAAATAAAGCAATTAAATTAACCACTCCAATGGATATTCATTTAACTGGTTCTAATATTATTAATAATGCTGCTGGTTTAATACCACCTACAGCTTTATCAGGCGGTGTTGGTGTTCCTGGATTTAGTGTTAACGCGTTAGCATGTCAATTTACATCTGCAACAGGTTCATTCAGTGGATTATGGAACGCAGGAGCAGTAAACACTGCTGCACTATTAGCAACAACACTAAATGCCACAACTGGTAATTTCGGCGCAGTTAATACAGCAGCACTTGCAGCGCCATTACCAACTAGTACTTCACCTGGAAGTACGTGTGCACCCAGCGCCACCCGGTTAGTAGCAATAACAGCACCAACTGTAACTATACCTGCATTAGTTCCTGCTGCAATAAGTACTCCAGTAGCTGCACCATTACCTGGTGTGACTTCGGGTTGGGCTTATCCTACAGGAAACGGACCACTCTTTGCTGCAGCAGTATTAACTTCACCATTTAGTGTGTTAACAGGTATTAATCTATTACCAGGTGGCGGTTTAGGACTACCTCGTATTCAGATGCCTGAACCAGCAAGCTACGCAAAAACAATTGTGCCAAAAGGTTATTTTGCATTAGGTTACGCTCTTGGATTTGTTTCACCTTTAGATGACTCAGCAGATGGAGATTTCAATGGCTAGTTGTACTGATACAAGAGACCAAACATATATTAATAAACAAGGTCTTGCGCTAGAGCCGATTTCTGTTGATGGACAATATACCTTAGCAGCTGTTGATAAATTTGCAGAAGATCTTGCTAAAAATATTTTACAAGAAGCAGATAAGAATCCAATTAAAATTGCTGTTAACAGATATGGAGATAATTTCTATACTGCTGTAGATTATATTAATAATACGTGGCGCAATAGAATAGGTAGTAATGCTGGTGATGCTTTAGCTGCAAGATGGGATCGTGGAAATATTACAAACCTTGAAATTGCAGATTTCATGGAAGCATATAATTACACAGCTGATGGTTTAATTAATCAAAATAATCTTTCAAAGCTTAATTTAGAATTAAACAATTATTATAACGGTGGTATTACTGAAAGTATTTTAGGTGGTTTCTGTAATAGTCTAAAGAATGTCTTTAATCAAATAGATGCGTTCTATGATTTAATAGATGTAGTTGATGGATTAATTCAAGACGCAATAGCAATTTATAATAAGATACCAAGAGACTATGATGGATTTAAAACATTAGTTCAAGAGCAGATTATCGACAAGCTTATTGAAGAAATACAAACTAAGATTATTGATGTTATAGTAAAAGTTTATCAAGATATTATGGCTGCTATTGAAAACTTTGATCCTGTTGGTATTATATCAGACGCTGTAACAAACGTCAATCGTATGCATACAAAAAGAGTAATGACACTTAAAGAACGTATGTGTAATGAGATGACTGAAAAAGAACAGCAAAAGCTTAAAGATAAACTTAAAAACTTTATGGATTATGCATTAGGTTTATTTGAAAACGTTGATTTAGAAACAGTACAATTCTTAGTTTATAGATTCTGTGCACTTGCTACTAACGTTGAAGCTCTTATTAGAGAAGTTAAAAATCCATTAGATAGTTTCGGCAATCGTTATCAAAGAGTAGTACAAAGGCTACAAACTGTTGGAAATATGAATACATCTACAGCAATTCGTAACGGAGGTGTAAGATTTTCTGAAGAAGAGCGACGTGCGACTATAAATAGTTTAAGGGATGTATGGGAAGGCAATTCTGGACAAGTACTTAGAACTCCTAATGGTGAAGATGCGATAATTGTAAAAGAGATTACTGCTCAAGAATATAAAGACTTACCACCTTGTATGGCTGTTTTAAAAGGCACAGACTCAAGGTTTAGTTTAGACCCTGCTGCCAAGAGTTTTAAAGAAGATGATTATGGTATAGGATTACCTGCTTATACTCATCTTGATTTAGATGTAAAAGTTTATCTTGCAAGGATGCAGTCGAAGCTAGGTGAGAAAATCGTTATTACCAAAGGTTGGGTTAATAAAGAATATAACGATAAAATAAAAGGTTCGCCTGAAAGCAGCCACTTAAGTGGGCTTGTTATAGATATACAGAACAACTTTAATTTAAATAGTGATGAGAAAGTTGAAGAATTTAAGACCAGAGCTATTGCTGCTGGTTTTAGATACATTGTAATATACGATAAGCACATACATTTAGACATAAGAGATATACCTAGATGACAATAATTAGTAAAACACCAGTAAGTAAAAAGCCGAATTTATATGCAGATTTTCATAAAGATCTAAGGATTAGTCCTATTTCAAAAGACTTAGCTCTTTTAAAAGACGAAGACGCTGTAAAACAATCTATAAAGAATCTGATTTTAACAGATCCTGGCGAAAGACTTATGCAGCCATTTATAGGTGGCGGAATACGTGATTTACTATTTGAAAACATTACTCCAGGTGTATTAAAAACAATTGAAACCAGATGTAAAAATACTATAGCAACTTATGAGCCACGCGCAGAAATTATAAATGTTACTGCAACAAGCGAATTTGACGATAATACTGTTAGAGTTTTAATAGAATTTTACATACGAAACGTCGACCGACCAATAACTCTCGATGTAATTTTAGAAAGGATAAGATAAGATGGCCACTCCAAAAACGCCGATTACCGAACTTGATTTTGATTCGATAAAAAGCCAGTTAAAAACATATCTGCAAACTCAGACTCAATTCAAAGATTATAATTTTGAAGGTTCAAATATGAGCGCGATGCTTGATGTGCTCGCTTTTAATACTTTCCAAAATAATTTCTATACTAACATGACAATGAATGAGATGTTTCTTGACTCGGCCGTCTTAAAGAACTCTATCGTATCTCATGCTAAAGAATTAAACTATATTCCAAGATCTCGTAAAAGCGCTAAAGCAACAGTTCGTGTTACTATTACAGATAGCACATTAACTGCTTCGACATTAAGTATTCCTACTTACACAAACTTCAGTTCTAGTTACCAAGGAGAATCCTTTAACTTCGTAACTAATCAAACATATATTGCGAGACGATCAGCACCTGGTGTATACGTAGCTGATAATGTTGATATCTATGAAGGACAAATACTTGCATCATTCCAGAGAGAAGGATTTATTATTGATGGAGACGGTGTATTACGTGTTCAATTAACTAACGACGAAGTTGATACTGACTCAATTGTTGTATTCGTTGATGCAGAACAATCTGAAGATCGAAACGTATTTGCTCGTGCTAACACAATTTACGGTGTTAAGAAATTAGATAAGGTATTTTATTTAGAACCTTATTTAGATAACAGATATGCAGTTTATTTTGGTAAAAACGAATTTGGATTACAGCCAGAAGAGTTTGAAGATGTAAGAGTACGATATCGTGTATGTTCTGGTGAAATAGCAAATGGAGCAAACTCTTTTACAGCAAGCTTTATTGATGGAGCTACGATTAACGTTACTAGTATATCGGCAGCTGCAGGCGGTGTTGAAAGAGAATCTACTGAGAGCATTAGATATTTTGCTCCTAAAGCTTTAGCAGTTCAAGAGCGTGCAGTTACAACAAAAGATTACGAAGTATTATTACAACAAGCATTTCCAGAAATTAAAAGTGTAAGTGCTTACGGTGGTGAAGAATTAGATCCACCTCAATTTGGGCGTGTCGGTATTTCTGTTTATTTAGATGCAGAAACAACACTCATTAGTTCTACACTTGCTAATAGTTATATTACATACTTAAAAGAAAAGAGTCCATTAGGAATCGAACCAATATTTGTACAGACTAAATTTATTTACGCTGATGTTGTTGCTGATATTGTTTATAGTAATAAAACAACCGATAAGAGCGCAGCACAACTTGAAACACTTGTTAGAAATAAAATACAAACTTACGCAAGTACTAACCTCGAAGATTTTGATGTTAAACTCCGCATGAGTAAATTAACATCTGATATTGACGCGATTGATGATGGTATTCAAAGTAGTTCCTTCTATATTAAACCACTGATTGATTGGGTACCTGCCTTAAATATTAAGTCAGCACCAAGTTTTAAATTTGAAATGGAATTAATTAAACCATATCCATTTAGAGACGCTAACGGATTTACAGAATACAAACCAGCCGTAAAGAGTACACCGTTTGATGTTAATAAGATTTGTGTGTATTTACAAGACGATGGTCTTGGTAATTTAATGACAGTTATTGACGACGCTACAAATCCTCAAGTATCTAATCCAAATGTTGGTTCTGTAGATTATACAACAGGAGTAATTAAACTTAATGATATTATCATCGAAGCATTTGACGGTAACTCAATTAAAATAATGGTTTCTCCTAAGAAGAATGATATCGTTTCGCCAAAAGGCCGTGTGTTTATTATTAGAGATACAGACGTACAAGTTAATATGCAACTTGAAGAAATACCTGGCGCTTCTACAACTTCTTCAAGTTCGGCAATAGGTACACTAACAACAAGTAGTACACAAACAACAAGCAGTTATTAATAGGAAATTGAAGAATGGCTGAAAATTATTCGCAGATAGAAAAAAGTATAAGCTTTTTTATTAATCAGCAATTCCCTGCGATCTATCGTGAAGATGGTCCTGAGCTTGTACAATTAGCGAAAGACTATTATACGTTTATGGAAACACAGACTAACCAGTCTATTTATGTTTCTAGACGTTTCTATGAATATAAAGATGTTGATACTACAATCAAGTCGCTACTTATATTTTATCAGAAGAAATATTTGGCCGATTTAGAATTAAAGGAATCATTAATACCTTTCTTGGTTAAAAATATATTAGACCTTTATAGGCGAAAGGGTACTAAAGCAGGTATTGAATTATTCTTTTCTATATTTTACAACGAATATGATATTGATATTGTTTATCCATCATCTAAAATGCTTAAGCCATCTAATTCAGAATGGAAGACTGGAGCATTCTTGCAGATGTTCCCAAACGACAATCAGTTTTTAAGTAAATCAAATATAGCATATACATATGCTGATCTCATATCAAAAAATATTACTGGTAGTATATCTAAAGCAGTCGCTTCTGTAACTAAAATTAACTCAATATTAATTAATGGTATTTACACACCTATTATTTACATTGATAATGTTCAGGGCAAATTTACAAAGTACGATGATATCTTTACAAGTATAGCTGGTGAAATTGTTACTTTCGGTCGTTTAAATGGATCCTTATCGGAATTCACTGTAGATCCTACTGGCGGACCTGGCTCAAAGAAATTACCTAATAATAATCCTGGTGATCTATTCAAAGTTGTTTCAAGCACATCTGGTGCTGGCGGCGAAGGTATTGTTGTAACAACATCTGCAGAAACAGATAGTATTGCTACTTATGATATTCAAGACGGTGGCTTTGGTTATACGGTCGCCAATACATCTTTTATAGTATCAGACCAAGCTATACAAAGAGCGATCAGTGACCAAACAGTATTTACTTACGGTGAAGTATTACGAGACACTCAAGGCAATGAAGGATTTGTAGTTGGAACCAACGCAAGAAGTATTGGTGTTAAAAGAACGTCTGGATCATTTAGTCAAACATATGCTATTAGTACAGTTGATCGTAGTCCAAACATCGATTTAAAAGCACTGGGTATTCAGCGCGATGTTTCAGGAACACCTATTGAGCCTTCTCCTGGCATACTTTATCCAGACGGTAGTCCACCAGATGCTAATACACACGTTACTGCCGTATTATCAAATACACAAACAGTTCCGTTAATTACAGATTTAATTCAACCGTTTTTAGGTATCCAAGTTCACTTAACAGATATAAATGCAGGTGTAACTGGTGATGCAAACGTAAGTGATTATAATAGTGGTGCAACAAATATGTCAGGCACCACTGTTGCTCCAAATATTTACACAGTATTAACAGACGCATTTAATATTCAAAATGTTGAAATTGGTACAATTTCTGGATTTGCAAATGTTAATCCAGGTAAAGGGTACAATTTTGATATCTTTGCTAAAGCTAAAGACGATTTTATTACAAAATTTAATAAGAAAAATCAGATCATTACTTTAGTTAATCCGATTGATGTTTCTTTATTTGAGTTGCAAGAAACTATTACAGAATCTAGTACAGCAGCAACTGCAGTTGTTATAGCTAAGGATACTACTGCAGGCTCTATAACAGTTATACCAAATACTTGGTATGGATTCTCAGGTACTAATAACGTTATCCGTAGTAATCTCGATGAGTATGCTATAGCAAGTGCTTCTCTTGATTATAATAGTACTAAAATATTCGGTGACAACGCTATAATAGATGCTAATGTAGATTATGAAACTGGTTATATTGAAACTGTAGCTATTAACAATTCAGGTTTTTCTTATCTCGATGGTGACACAGGAACACTTGTTGATCCAGACGACAGTACTAGAGAATTAGCTTTCGGTACAATTACAGCCGATACTCAGGGTAGAAATAAAGGTTATTGGAAAGATTATACTTCACATATTGACGGTTATGTTGTTCAACCAATCACTGCTCAAACTCTAATATTACCAACGGCCGATTTTCAACTTCAAGCACTAAGAACTGCAGTAGGTGTTACTACTACACCTCCCGACTTTACCACCTGGGGCCAATCAATAGCTTCAGATGGATTTGCTTATTTAGATATGAACCAGAGCGGTGGTTCTATTACATCAGCCGATGCTTTACAATTCGCTTATTTAGCAGGTAAAACTGCAGATGCGGCCACAGTAAATAGATGGAATAATATAGTAGTTCCAAGTTTGCAAGCACAATGGTGGTATAGTTCATATCCTAATTTGTATAGCTTTGTTCAAGAAGTAAAATACTCTAGTGCAGGAATGAGAATACAAGACAGTAATTTCTATCAAGAATATTCATACCAAATTAAATCTACACTTGATAAGAGTAGATATGAGAAACTACTTAAAGAGAATGTGCACCTTGCTGGTACTAAAATGTTTGGCGACTTTATTTACAAATATGAAAATGCTAGCACAACAAAAGCAAGATTCATTAGATTTTTCAATGACGATGGATATGGTTCAGCTCTGGATATTGCTAACACAAGTTTACTTGAAGCTTCAGTTACAAACTTTACTGTTGATAGTTCATATGTTACAGCAGACCATGTTACTGGCGGTTCAGGCGGAGTAAGCTTAAATTTAAACACCGATTTAGATATATCAAAAAATTGGAGTCAAGGCCTTCATAATTATGACATGACAATAAAGATGCCTACGACAGGTTCAGCACCATACCCTGTAGCAATAGTATTACATGGCAACGGTGGTAATGGGCCTGCAACAGCAGCACAATTTGTAAGTGTATTGCCAGGCCACATAATAGTTGGTGTACAGGGTTACGGAAATTCTTGGAATATTTCTAATGAAGCAAGTAACGGACCTGATATTGAAATGTTAAATGAGCTTATAGACAGCTTAAAAACGTATCAAAATGTAGATACTACTAAGATTCGTATTATAGGAATATCAAATGGTGGTGGTCTTACGTTAAGAGCCGCAGTTGAAATAACTGATCCAGCTGTTGATGTTTGTATAGATATTATTTCACAAGTAAATAGCGATCAGTATAGATCTGGTCAATTCTATAAACCATCAAATGAAGAACAAACTGGTGATGCTTATGCAAATGATGGATACGATACATTAGTTTCTACATTACCACAAAGAAAGATTTTACAGTTAAATGGAAGAAATGATACTGTTGTTCCGTATAACGGCGGTAATTTTGTAGGAATGACTTTCTTAAGTGCTGCAAATAGTGCTTACGCGCTTGGACTTGCACAAGGATATAGTGGAAGCATATCAAGCGGTACTACTTACGGTACGAATTCTTCACTTGTTGATTACGGAGATGTTATATTCTTAAACGACGCTGTAGGCCACTCAGTTTCTAGCGATATGGAGCATCTCATTACAAGGTACTTAGAAAACAATTATGATATCACAACTCCGCCATCATAATACATGATATCGCAAGAGCTTAATATAAATATAATATAAAAACCACAACTATAAAGAATTTTAGGAAAACATCATGACAAAACAAGTAATTAATATTGGTGCATCCGCTAACGATGGAACAGGCGACCCGTTAAGAAATGCATTCGATAAAGTCAACGATAACTTTAATGAGTTATACACAAACGGAAGTACTAATGGTACTACGCTTATAGATCTGTTCGACAGTTCTGGTAACTTAGATCTTTATAATAAACCGCATAAGGTCAGTTTTCTTTATTCAACAGAAGCAGCGCTAAAAGCAATTAGTGCAGCTACTTATCATGGTTGTATTGGTCACGCGCATGATACTGGTTCGGTATATTACGCACACGGTTCTTGGAGAAGATTATTATCTGATAATTCTAATAACGATATTACAAGTTATACTGATCCTCTTAGCAAGCATGTTTACTCGACCAATATTTCAAACGCAGAAACAGCCGACTATGTTCTTAAAACAAACGCTGACGGAACTTATACTTGGGTGGCCCAAGCAAGTGGTGGCGGTAGTGCTATTACTATACAAGACGAAGGTTCAGCGCTATCAACAGCAGCTTCAACTATTAACTTTGTAGGTTCAGGTGTTGTAGCATCTGGAACCGGTGCAACTAAAACAATTACAATTAATAGTGGTGGCTCATCTGCTAATACATTTGGAACAATCGCTATCGGTGGAACTAATATAGTAGCTGATACCGCAACAGACACACTAAATCTTGTAGCAGGAGCAAATATCACGCTTACAGCAAATAGTACAAGTGATACTATTACTATAGCAAGTGCAGGTGGTGGCGGAGGCGGTGGTACTGACCTTAATAGTTTAAACGCAGGTGTTATTGATGTTGCAGCTGATAGTATCGGTTTTATAGATAACAACGACTCAAGTACTTCTAAGAAAGAAACTATAGTTGATTTAGTTGAAGCGATCGCTGGTACTGGTTTATCTGGTTCTGCTGGTGTACTATCATCTACGATTACACAATACGCTAACGCAGATGTTAACGCTCACTTAAATACAAGTTCTGCAGCAAATAACGAAGTATTATCGTGGACTGGTTCAGACTTTGATTGGGTCGCGCAATCAGGTGGCGGCGGCGGTTCTTCAACCTTTGCTGCATTAACTGAAATTGCTCTTGCTGATTTAGATGTACATGATATTGCGGTTCCTGCTACATCAGTTCATGTAATGACACCTAATGGTTCATCTTCATATCGTTCT